AGTCTTAGAATTTGTTTCGCTCGCCTTAGCATTGCTTGCAGAAGTTGACGCGCTGTTCTCACTTGTCTTAGCCTTTGTCTCGCTGATCTTGGCATTGGTTTCGCTAGCCTTTGCTTTTGTAGCCGAGCTTGACGCATTAGTTTCACTAGTCTTAGAATTTGTTTCGCTCGCCTTAGCGTTACTCGCAGAGACAGCTGATTCTTGAGCTTTGCTTGTGGCAAGTTCTGCTGATTCTTGAGCCTTTTCTACCGATTCTGCCATGCCGTCAAGATAGTTCTGAATAAGTCTTTGAATTTCAGTGTTAAAATCCTCAACGGTTCCCATCCGCTTAACTATTCCGGGCGCGAAGCACATCCATATTTGCTGTTTTTTCGTGTCGGAGTCGGTCGATACCGCCCATTCTCCAGCTTTCATTTTTAAGGGGTCAAACTCCGCGTATGCCCCTCGTCTCATTTGAATTGCCATAAATTACGCCTCGCTTTCATCAATTATCTCCATTTGCCTAAAACGTGAAGTTGTAAATACAATTGTTTGTTTGTTTCTGCAGCAGCCGAGTTTATACAAAACCCCAACTCATTACTGCTCCATCTTGTAAAAAAAATAGAATACAACCCGCCGGCGCTACAAAACACAGTACCTGTAGTATGTAAGATACTTTTTATTCCGTCTGGCATATATACGCTTCCATAAGTATAATACAGACTACCATATTTAGAGCCAAACGAGACAGTCGCGGGAAAACTTCCCCACATTTCTATATATCCATCTGTCCACTGTCTCCAATACCAGCCGTTTTCATTGGTAAATGTTTTTGAGCCAAAAACAGTTTCAACCCCATTAAGAGTCAAATTGTTTGCGGTAATGTCAACGTTAGTTCCACTTACATTAACCGTTTCACCGTTTATGCTTGCAAAGCCACCGCCACAGCCCATACCGCTAGTATGTCCTCCAACGTTTGAAAAAAGGTTTGCTCCCTCTGGATTTACTGTAAGATTATTATCAATATCATTTCCACTGTAATTTCCGCTTATTTTTGTCCCTGTTTCCGCGTCTTGCGCCCAAAAACTTTGATTGAGTCCTGTGGACGGATTGACAACATCGACATTAAATGCTTTTGTAAATTCGCCATATGCACCGACTATTTTGGGCGATACAACATAGTCGCTTCCTATTTGCGTATAGCCAATATTTTTTTTGAGAGCGTCAAGTTCATCCTTTGTACTTTTTACTGCGCTGTTTGCTATTTCTCCAACTTGGTCAGCGTCTTGATAGCCACTGTCGTTTGTTAAATCGCTTGTTTTGTTTGGTATACTCGGCTTATTAGAGATATTATTCCATGATATATTAACTCCATCAGCAAGCGTAATACCTTTGTTGTCAAGCGTAATCAGGATTTTTCCATTTGCGTCTTTGACATACTGCTTGCCGTTTGTGTTATTCTCACCGCCTAAAGTGAGCGTGCCACCATGCGCCCAGTCAAAATTAATGCCAATAGCAGACATAATATTGAAAATAGCGTTTCCGTCTTTATCAATTCCGGCTTTCCACGTCTTGCCGTAATCATTTGATACAGCCATGCCGTTAGCTGTCATTTTCCACTGTATATTGCTCGAATTAAGGTCGGCTTTATTGTGCATAATGTAAATGATTGAGCCATCCTCTTGCACCTGTTCAGTCTTAAAAAGTCCGAGCGATTGAGACATTAGCTGTGTCAGCAATTGCATTTGCTTGTCGTATACGCTTAGTTGTATCTGTGCAACTTTCCTAGCCTGTACGATAGCCTTTGTCTCATTACTAAATTTATCAGCACTATTCCTTGAAGCATTTTCAGCGTCACACGAAATTTTAGTGCCACTTCCAACTGTAAATGTTCGGTTGGAAATAAAACAGCTATAGGTATTCTGCTTGCGGTCTGTCACAAGTGCCACATCTCCGCTCTCAATCAGTGGGCTTGACAAGAGCGTAGCGTCAAGAGGTCTGAACCTCATGCCACCGATTTTTTTTAAGATATAATTTGCAACTGCCTGTGCCTTGTCTGCCGAAATAAACGGATTATCAGAGATTGAGACTACATATCCCTCTTTTCCGGCAAGAGCATTAACATCTTTTGTCTTATCCTCTTTTGAGGTTACAGTTACCTTTACCCCAGTGATAACAACATCATCGGTTGCAACATTCAAATCCTTTTGCGTGTAAATATTGTGGTAATTTCTCGCTTCTGTAAATGTTCCACCATCAACGCTATCTCCACTTGAATAGTCGGTGAAATTTCCACCATTCAGTGTATCTCCGTCAGAATATGGTGTAGTTTTTGTGCTAAAAGTTCCACCATTGTAATTTTGGCTTTCAAACTGGCTCATATCATACCAACCGATAAGTAATTCACCATCGTGACCGCATTTGCCCCATAATCCACTTAACTGCAAGATGTAAGCTATCACCTGTCCATATGTAAGTTTTTGATTATCACTCGGTATCTCGTTAATCACGTAATCAGAGTTATCAAATCTCGCCATAGTAAAAGGTACATTGCACTTAATACAAGCGTCTCTGACTACCTCATATGCTGTCGTAGGGTAGCTTAAATTGCTATCGTACTCGCGATTGAAATTATTAATATTGTCAAGGCAAGTAAGCGTTATGAGTGAGCCGTCATAGCTTGTTTCGCTAACTCTATACTCACCGATTTTTAGTTTTTCGGTTGTGCCGTCAGAAAAACTTTTTGAAACATATGCTGTTACGCTTGCCTTGTCAAAATCATACTTGCTGTAATCCTCGTAAATGTTATTCAGCTTAATTTTCAGTTTTCCGGCAATCAAAGCCCCGATTGTGAAAGTGCCATTGCTTGATGTTGAGTCATTGACCTCGAAGCCATTCGCCCACAACTCACTATCACTAACAGGGATTTTTTCACCATTAGTTGTAACTATGTCGGCAAAGCAATTTACGCTTATATCATTGTCAAGCATTACTGCCCTTTGCCATTTAGCTGATACGTTTAGCATTTAATCACCGCCTTATTCTTCTATGAGAGGAAAGCTTAATACCTCATACCTCTTATTGCCAACAGTCCATATCTTGATAGGTGCGGTTCTGTCACCCACATAGAATGTACGTGTTTCATCAGTTCCGCTCATAGCGTCAGGATATGTCACTCTGATATATTCGGGGTTCACCATTTGAAGTATCTTTGCTGTCCTAGCCTTGTCTGTACCATTCCACGACAATTTAAGTTGCCGTTTCTGCGCTATTCTATTCTTGTGCATTTTGCCGTCCTGTGTACGTCCACTATCGCTTGCAGACACATCAATCAAGCCCCATTCAAAGCTTGACGGAGTAGGTAATTCCACTCCGTCTACTAACATCATCGCCATATGTACATCACCTCACACAAAAAGACACCCACGCAAGGGTGAGTGTCTTAGCCAAATTCATTTGCTACAATATATCGTTGTCCATGCTTTGCCTTGCCTACCTGTGTCATGCGATAGAGTGTTTCGCTGTCGCACTTAAACACGTTTTCAATGATAGGTGCAGAGTTTCCACCGGCATTATAGTTCATCATTACTTGTGCCATGCCTTCCATGACGGCCTGTTTAATTCCCTCGGTGATTTGTTGGTTATTTGCTACCACGTTTTTGCCATTTGAGAATTTACCGACTAGCTCGTTATGATTAATAAAAGCCATGCCGTCCTCTCCCCTTGGGAAAATTCCGCCACTAGCAAGCCTTGGAATATGCACTTTCGGAACCAACGATACTCCACCCCAATTTGTACCGGCCACCTTAGCAGCCATAGAAACAACTTTGTTAAATCCTCTTAATAAAGAGTTGATTCCACTCACAACAAAATTAACCCCATTCTCTATTTTTGAAATAACGTAGTTCATGGCTCCTGTAACACCGCCTCTTATTGAACTCCACACATAATTAAATGCGCTTGTAATTCCATTTTTCATAATATTAAAGCAGTTTGTGATAGGCGAAATAACATTGCCATTAAACCAACCCGCCACGCTTTGCCAAGTAGATATAACAAAGTTCTTTGCTACGCTAAGTGCCGATGTTATACCAGCTTTCAACATATTAAAAAAGTTTGAAATCGGTTGTATTACTGTACCGCTAAACCAACTTGCCACCCCTTGCCACGTTGAAAGGACAAAATCTTTTGCTGTCTGTATCGTTGTCTGTATAAGTGCTTTTAAAAAGTTAAACAGATTTGAAATTGGAGTAATCACATTATTATTAAACCAGCTTGAAGCTACTATCCAAATTGCTTGAATTATTATCCAAACACCTTGAAAAATCTGTTGTGCTCGTGTAGCAAAGCCTTTAAAAAAGCCAACTATCGGCTCAATTACTGTGGAACTAAACCATTTCGAAGCTCCTTGCCACACAGTTACTATGTCTTTCCATAGAGAACCGAAAAAGCCACTTATGGTTTTCCACATATCTTTAAAAAACGAAACTACAGGTTCAATGACATTTCCATTGAACCATTCGCCAGCCGTTGAAAATAGTTCGCAAATTGTGTTCCAATTATCTTTTACCACAACAACAATCGTTGCGACTGCTGCCACTATTGCTCCAACAATTACTGCCGGCAATGCTGCCACACCAGCTAATATTGCTCCGATTGTAGCCAATGCGACACCTATCACCATTAAAAGCTCATTCACCCAGCTAAATCCGTCTTTTAACATTTTGACAAAATTTACAATAGATAAAATTGTTCCGGCTATTGCCGAAAAAGCAGAGCCGATTGTTGCTAATAGGTCTGCTGCCCCTGTTCCGAATGCGGCCGTTATTGCATCACCCAAACTCAAACCACTAAACAATCCCTCTATGAGTAATCCAAGATTTGTTGATAGTGAAGCAAAAATCGTTTTAAACGCTTGCATTATTGCGGTTCCAATGCCAGCTCCTTCTACAAGCTCAAATCCAATTTTTGAAGCTATTGCCTGTGCTATCGCTTTTGATAATGATTTTCCAATAAAAGCGAGTGCCACTGAACCTAATTTTGGCGAAATTATCTTTTTTATCAGCAATGTGCCAACTATTATCTCAACAGTTTTGATGTCCAAATTGCTTAAAAAGTCCGTAATTCCTTTGAGTACGTCTTTCCACGACACATTTTTAATTGCCGTGGTTAGCATGGTGTATATTCCTTGAACCCATGCGTTAATAGTTTTTGCTAGTAATGCAAAATCAAAGTTCTTAAAAAATCCATTAATGCCGTTAGCAATCGACAAGCCAAAATTAGTCCAGTCGAATGTTGTACCGAATGAATTGAGAAAATGCAAAGCCGTGTTCAGTGAACCAGCTATTGTTGCACCCAAATCATAAAAGAGTCTTGGGCTGATTAAGCCATTGAGGAAGTCTGCAAGTCCTTTTCCGAAATTGTCAGCTTTCTGATAAATTTTCTTCCAATCAATGCTCTCCATAGCACTTGCAAGAGCGTCACCGATGTACTTTCCAAGTGAGTATAAATCTTTGATTGATGATTTGTATTTTTCGAGCAATCCATCGGTCTTTTTCAGCGAGCTATCAACTCCACTGCCAGCTCCCCCGCCGCCGGAACCGCCACTGCCTGAACCGCCGCCACTGCCACTATCGCTGTTATCGTCAAGTGCGTGTATCTCATCTATGCTAAGCAATGTCTTTTTCAGTTTTTGGGCTTTCTTATTAGAACTATCAGCGTTATCACCAATATCGCCTACTCCGCCAGCTATGTCCTCCATGCCGTCAACAGTAGCACCGCCACCGCTTATTTCGATAGTCCATCCGAAGATTGCTCCGAGTGCGTCAGCTACAGTTTTTGTGAAGCTGATAACCTTGAGCATTACTTTACTTAAGGCTTGAACAAACGGCTTTAGAGCATTGATTACTACGCTACCTATGATACTGCCCCATGCTTGGAACTCTTGCTTAAGGACTCTTACACTATTCGCCCATGTCAATTTGTTATCGTAAAGGCTTTTTATCCTCTACTTCTTATAGTTTCCTATAAGTTCAGCGTACATTTTCAACCACAAAAATAAGACGTATTTCTACGTCTTATGGTTGTCGAGCACTCTTGGGAAGATTATATTTATTCACTTCCTACGCGTTACAGTGTCAATCAGCCTTTCGCTATCTGATTGATTACCTCGGTATTGACTTATTGATGTCTAAATCAACTTAGTTTTCACCGACTTTGCTCGATTTTTCATCAGCATATTACTATGCTGCGCGACACATGAAACTAACGTTTCGTTTATCGGCTGTCTTGGCGAAGTCTCCTTGTGCAGCTTGCGTATTTGCCATGACATAATTGTATCTTAGCAATACCTTTTCAGCTTGCGTCATTGACTTGATATTTGCGTCAAGTCCGTTTTTCATAGCCCACTCTGAAAGTGTGGCTTGTGTTAAATCAAGTCCGTATCTCCTTAATGGTGCGATTGTTCCTGTAAAAATGGATTGTAAGCTCTTTGCAACATCAGCTTGGTCTACATCGTAGAATGAAGCCATGTCACCAGCTAACCTTGTAAGATTAAGTGACATATCAGCCATACTGTCTGTAGTCTTGTATAGCGTGTTATTTTGGCTCATAAGAGCTTTATTCGCCACTGCCGTACCATTTGCCACTTGTTCTGATGAAATACCTATAGAGGTACCTAACGCTTGGAAACGGCTTGATATTTGCTTAACTGTCAGCTCTGACATTCCGAAGTCTTGAATTGATGTTTTTGTAAAATCATCAACTTTGCTTGCCATGTCACCAAACGTGGTATCTACTACGTTTTGAACCTCGGTTAGTTGGCTTGCTAAATCAACTGCACTGCCTATTTTTCCTACAGCTCGCATAACCATCCAATAAGTTGCATAAAACTTACCGATAGTTGAAGCTAAGCCCCTGAATCCACTTCTTGTACTCTTAATTGACTTAGTTGTGTTTGAAAAGCCTGTTATGAGCGACCTACTAGCCGAACCAACTTTTGCGCCTTGCTGCGACAGATTAGCAAGTGCGTTAGTCATTTGAATAATGTTACTGTTGACTCTCGGTGCGTTAGATAATGTTGTCATTACCTCTTTCAAGGCACTGCCGAGGTTTCTGATGTTCTCCGCAGCATAACCGGCTGATTTTGAACCGAGCTTTGAGATTGAAGCTGTTAGCTGTGTAATCTCTGCTGATTGCTTTGAGATATTCGCAAAGCCTGACAATTCTGTTGCCATGCTCTTCAAAGCACTCGCTGAGCTGACAAGTCTTGCAGTATCAAGGTTGCCGAGTTTCTCCATGTTAGTTGCAATCTTGCTAAAGGTACGTGTGTCAATACTGCTCACACTTCTAAGTGATGTTGCAAGTTGTGACATTCCGCTCGCAAAATTGCTTATGCTTGCACCATTGAGGGAATTGAGAGTATCTCCAAGTCCTTGCAACTTAGCTTGTAAGTTGCCTATGGCTCTACTCGCTTGTTGCGCATCCGACTTGATTTGAAGCTCAATGCTCTCTGCCATTTTCTCACCTCCCTGTAATAAAAAAGAGCTACCCTAAAGTAGCTCTCATGTATTTAGTCTTTGAGCAGATAGTATGTTGTAATCAATCCAACATAACCATCTTGCTTAAGACCTCTATTCTTTTGAAATACCATGACACATTTAGTGAGATAGTCGCTCCACTCTTTGTAATCAGTATCAAGTTTGTAAAAATGATACTTGTCATGCAGAGTTTTTCTTAGCCACTTAATGGCTGTCGGGCAGTTATGCCTCTGACCGCTCCACAAATTGTGATTTTTAGCAAATCTCTGTGAATTAACTCCAAATCTGCCATCTTCCTTAAGCTCGTCTGTGTCAAATCCGATGTTCATAGCATGTTGCCATTTTCTTACATCGTCATTATCGAGGTAATATTCCTCATTGCCTTTCCAAGCATTATTCTTTGCCGGAGTTGCTATTGGTGTCGGAGCTGCTGTTGGTGCCGGATTATTCTCTATTCCATCGCCTTTATCAAGCTCAATGTATAGTAAGTTAGCATCTGTGCTGTTATTCAGACCGCTACAAGTAAATGCGCTTGAATACTGCCAGCCATACAGAGGATGTTGAATAACAGGCTTCTTTGCGCTGTTAGGCTCATCACCAATAGACATTCCCTTAGTTGATGGATAGCGTGCAATCCAAAACGGACAATTAATCTGATTTGCGTATGGTGCAATGTACTGATTGTAAAAGCTAAGCCCTGTGTATACGCCAAAGTTAAGCCCGGCACTTTTGATAACGCTCTGATATATTTTAATAATATCAATAAGTGTCTGTCCGAGTCCTTGCTGACATTTATCTTCAACATCTAACCAAACGAAAGTTTTTCTTCCGTTAAGTGTCTGAATGACCTTATTTGCGTCTGTCTTTGCCTTGTCTACTGTTGTAGCGTATGAGTAGTTGTAAACGCCTTGTATTGGCATTCCTACATCAGTACAGTCTTTCCAATTTTGCTCAAAGGTTTTATCCGGATTAAGGTCTTTGCGGATTATTTTAAGGATTGCAAATTGCACTCCAGCCCACTTAACCTTGCTCCAATCAATATTTCCTTGATATGACGATACGTCAATTCCTTTATATGCCATATTTTCACCTCATTAATCAGGACTTTCAGGTAGTCCCGACTGTCTTAATGCGTTAATTCGTTGCTTCATTTCATAAACGGCAATTTCCTCATTAGACTCCTTGTATTTAGGCTCGTTATCTTTTGAGTATTGCTCATTCAATGATTTCTCAATGTATTTCGCTCTTGCTTTGTTGCCGTTCAAAGCTCTGTCGATAGCTGTAAGAGTTGCGCTTAGTCCGTATGTGCCCCACCAAGCCCACATGTTAGAGTCAGATTCTCTTTGCTCGAGCATATAAGCCTTTGAATAAGGCTCTAAATCAGCCGGACAAGACATGTCTATGTCCTCAACGCTAAATCCATAGCCTTTAGTTGCTAAAAGCCAATATGGGCGGATTTCGTTGCAATACACTTCCCATGTAAGCTCTTTTACTTCTTGATTGGCTTCTTCTTGGCTGTCTGTACCTCTTTCGCCAACATCTTTGATAAAAAACTGTTTTTCTCCATTTCAGCCGACAAATCGTTGTAGAGCGACATTATATCTCCGCCCTCTTCATTCTCTGGGTCGAGATAATCGTCAAGCAAATCATACATCTTCGCTAATTGCTTCTCTTTTGCTTCTTTATCGTCAAAATCAAAGCCAAATTCGTCAGCGTGAAACTTTTGCAAGCCCACGAGCAAAAACTCCGGTAAAAATCCAAGCATGTTGTCAATGACTTCAAGTCCCTCGCCCTTTTGCTCCATTCCTACGAGCCTTGGGATAATTTTATTCTTATATACCGGTGCATATCCGAATTTAACTGTATACTCTTTTCCACTTAATTTAATTTTCATTTTATCTTTCCCTTTCTCCCTAATTTATATAGGGAAAGAGGCAGTTTTAACACTGCCTCAATTACCTTGCTATATTGTTTCTTCAAGTTCGCTGTCAGCCGTGCTATCATCATAGCCAACCGCTACGGCTTTTTTCGATTGGCTCATGATTTTTTTGTGAGTGTGATTTCTGTTGGATAGCCTTGGTCATCCTCTGTGACCGCAACATCGTAGTTATCCTCAATCCACTTAGGTACTGTCTGAACTGATACAGTCGCAGTTCCTGTTAAGTGGTCATCGGAAGCCTCACCTGGGGCGAATGACTCCTGACCGATAAAAGCGCAGATACCCTCTGAACCTTTTCCGTCTGTACCATAAAGAATGATGAAGTCGAGCTTCTTGCCCTCGTTAGTTACCATCTCATCCTTGTACTTTTTCTCAAAAGCTCCCTCAACTTCCATAGAGCCGGCTGAACGTCTACCCATTTCCTGTGTCTCTACTAAATCCTCAAGAGTTGAAGTATCTACCATGTTCTGTGAGCCGAATGGTGAGGGAATTGATTTTGCTCTAAGTAAGAGCTTGTAAGTTCCAGCCCAGTAATCGCCACTTGTGACAGATGAGCTTGGTGTCTTGTAAGCAATTCTAGTTTTTAATCCTGTTGCCATTTTTGTTACCTCCTAATTTCTCATAAAAAAATAAGAGCCAAAAGGCTCTTATAATCTATCGTTCCAGTCGAATGACCGCCTAGCACGTAATGTTGCTGTCCATAATTTGCCGTTTTTCCTAGCAAATGGGGTTGTTGTCAGTTTGAATGACATAGCTTTGTATTCATTAGCCACTGTCTGTGCCACATTCAAGGTTTCTGAACGGCTTTTATTTGTTGTAACAGTCACTTGCGCCGTAAATAGCACTGTATTTATTCTTTCACACTCTAAATCCTCATTCTGTTCAATAGGTTCGAGCGCTTGAACTAGCACTGTCGGGAAACTAGCCGTTGAACTGTCTGACTGTTCCTCTTGTGTGAATTTTAGTTTGGGATATTTAGTTTTCAATTTCTTCTCACATCGGGTTTTTACAATCGCATATGTGAGATTTTCAAGGTCATAAACCCATTGATTTTGATTCGCCACTTTATCACCTCAACTAAAAATTTTTCCGTGCCGTTCTTATAATGTCATTTTCCATTTCTACAAATGCGTGATACATCGGCATTGTAGGTGTAATGCCGTATGAATGGTGTAATTCTCCGCTTTCGTCTCTCCAATACCAACCCTCACTATCGAATGCGTGTGTCTGCCCCGGGAAAGTTCCTTGACCGCTTCTTGTATCATTGAAGTGTGGCTTAGCTCTCCAGCCCGAGCCGTATTCAGCCATAAGCAAAGGCGATACATCAACTGTCTTAAGTCCGTCTGCCGTTTGCCATGTGCTTTGTATCTGCCCTGTTTCGGTAGCAAGTACAATAGCCGTGCAGCCGTCTGTTGCATCTTTAATTTCGTAACTAAACGTGATATAGTGCCCGAAATTGCCTGTATTTGCTCGTGCTACGGCAATGCCATTACTGGCAAGCTCGCCAACAAATGCTATGCACTTGTCTTGTAAGCGGTCTTTGTATCCTTCAAGCTTGTCTATCGCATCTTGTATAGATTTTTCTGTCAGAGAAACGTCAATCTTCATAATTACACTTCTTTCACAACTGCTTTGAGCATGTATTTAACCGAATAGAGAGAGGGCTTGACTCCCACTATTGTAAAGTCTGCGGAAGTTGAATCAACTAATCCGTTGACATCCTTTGTAGGCTCGCTATCAAGCCAAATAACATCACCCTTTTTAAAAGGGTATTCTCCTCTGTCTGTCAGCAAAACAGCGTCAAAATCAGCCGTATTAAAGCCATATTCCTTGTTCTGCGCTTCTCCTCCGTCAAATGATATATTCGCTCGAAAATCAATCGGCTCCGAAAAGCCTGTTTCCTCGTGCGTGTAATATATCTTCTCTCCGTCCTCTGTTTCGTAAAACTTTAGATTTCCGTCCTCGTCTTTTTCATAGGCTGTGACAGTTTGACCTTGGAGTGCGTATTTCATGGCTTGTTTATTAATGTCAAGCATTGTTCTTTATCTGCTTGTAAATCTGATTAACACCGGTACTTGCCATGCCCGACACAATGCCAACTGCTATTGCATCAAGAATGTTGTCTGCCGGATAACCGGGAATTACAAACATTCCAACAATACCGAGTACTCCACCGGCTACACCTACGATAATAGGAATGATATTATCTTTGACCTGTGGTATCTGCTTTGAAGCGTATCCGATTAAATAAGTAATTACTATAATAGCAACTACTGTAGGTACTTGTGTAAAGTCCATCAGCTTTTCCCTCCTTTGCCTAAATGGATTTCCTCAATCTCATTTTTCATTTTTGTCACCATGCCATTGCCTCCGAGTGCGTGGTATGCGTCATACATCTCGCAAAAATTCTGATACGCATATGAGGGAATTTCGCCAAGCTTCATGTACTTATCATGGTATTCGATAAGCTGTACTCGTAAAAGTAGCATTGTACCTTTTCCGTTTGCTTGTCGTAGCTTCTTTTCCTCTTCAATGCGCTCATTTCTTTCTTTTGTGTCTATTGCTTTTTGCTTTTTCTGCTCTTGTAAAAGCCAAACAATATAGCCCAAAAGTGCTGTCAGAACGATTGGCAAGGCAATAATGTATGTCTGATAGATTAAATTATTCATCTTACAGCCTTTCGTCTTTGGTAATTGGTACACCGCCCACCACCTCTTAATGTGTACCGCCTGCTACCACTTTACCGACATCAGTAAAATGGTAACGCACAATCTTCTTATCTTTTTATATAATGCCCTATAGGCAAGATTTATAGCACTTTGACAAAAGGGAAAACTCCGACAAACAGCTTATCTCTGTCTTTCCATGTACGGCTCACTCCGCCCTCACTCAATGCGCTCATGTAGTTCTCACCGGCTTGTGAATGGTCGTAGACAGCAAGATTGATAACGACATTTTCAAACTGCTTTAAATCGGCAGTTATATCATCATCAGTAAAAGTGTCCGGATAACACCTTTTTGCTTTTACATCTTCCGTGGCTTGCCTAATGAGCTGTTCAATGAGTGGGTTATCTTCCTTTTTGTCGAACACTACCACATCAGATGTTGTATCATCATCGTTTGTGACAGTTTCGATATGATATTGTTTAAGTCTGATTTTGACTTGTTCTAATGTGGTGTATTCCATGCCAAGCTCCTTATAATCCAAACTTTTCAATTAACATTTTCTTCAAGTCACCGCCATTTATTTCTGTGGCATTTTCAATACCATTTTCGCTCGCAAGCTTCTTTAGGTCGGCTGTTGACATTCTGTTAATTTCCGTCTTTGTGTATATAAAATCAGAGGGCACCGAATTGCTATTGCTTTCCGGTACCTCGTCTCCGACTTTATACCACACTCCATCATGCTTTATAGAGTGCGTTGCTATCATAAGCCTTAATCCTCCTTAACTTTGAGAACCATAACGCTATCCATACCCTCGAATGTAGGTAATCCAATCATAGATACGATACAGTGAGTATTGATAGGATGATTTGTAGCATATGTGTATACAGATACACCGGTCTCAACAAGTGAGAGGTTTCCGTCTGTGATACTTCCGCTTCTTTCCTCTGGAGTCTTACCAAATGTGTAATCGCCAAGGAATACTCCGGCAGACTGCGCAGATACAATGCCTGTTGGTACAAAGTACTGTGTCTGTCCTGTCTCGTCAACATAGAGCTTATCGTATACCTCAATCTCGATACCATATCCTCTAAGGTATTCAGTAACCTGTCCTTGCTGTAATCTGATACCGCCATTGTAAGCAGTGATACCGAGTACCTGTTTCTTTGTGTCCTCTGCGTTAAGCACCATTTCCCATGTCTCTGTGTTCATGGTGAAACGTGTAAGTGAGTAGCCTGTAGCCTTTGAAAACTCTCTCTTGGACTTAATAAGGTCGTCAAGTGGTGTGGCTGTAGCCGACTTGTCCCATGCGCTTGTGCCTGTAAAAGTCTTGTAATGGCTTGCTGTATGCTCTGATTTCTCGTTATCTGAAAGGTAATCAATGTAATATGGCTTTTTGTCAATAGTTACCTTTATTCTTGGAACACCATCTGTAGGTGCAAGTAACTGCCAAATCTGTCTCTCCGGCACAACTAATGCACCCTCGATAAGGTTCATTGGTTTCTTTGAGATTTCACGTAATACGTTATTGGCAAGGCTAGAGTTTTCAGAAGTTCTGTAATTGTCATACTCCTGTTCCTCTTTCTCCGTTACCATATAAGACTCACGATAAAACGGCATTGAGTTCTGAATGTCAGAGAAACCTCCAACATCTCTTAACTCTGCCTGTGCGTCAAAGTTTGAAGCTTTGAGTGATACCGGCAGTCCGTTCTTGCCCTTGATAAATCTAAGGTCGAGTGAGTCCTGTTTACGTGTTCCAAATTTCTGTCTGCCAAGATAAGGGGCAGTTCCTAATGTCTTCTGATAATTGTTCCACATTACACCGAGGCTTCTCGCTGTAAATGCTTCTGCTAATGGTAATGCCATGTTCTTCTACCTCCTTTTAAACCTGACTTGCTACAATCTTTGGTGCGCCATAGAAAGTAACTCTAGGTGTTGCAGTTCTAGCTTCATCTGCGATTGAAAGTGACTTAACTTTCTCCCAATCAATAGTTCCCTGATATACATATGTTCCAGGTGCGTCACCCATCGTTACATCTACATCGTGTAACAGATAGCCTTTGCACTCTGCGTCATTGTTTGGGAATGGTGTACCGGCTGGTACAATCTTCATTCCGTTTCCATCTGCGCTTGTTACCATAGTCTGTGGTACAAGGCACGCTGCACCCTCATAAGGGAAAAATTTTAAAATTCCTTTACCCTGTGTAAAGTCTCTTACGATTGGCTTTCCCATCGTTCTACCTCCTGCTTTAAATTACATAGCTGTTTTGACTTTCAGCACTTGCAACTGTACCGAATGAGATTTGTTCTGCATTGGCTACATCTGCTGGCTTTGAGTCGGGTTCATTATTGTTACCGCCATTGTTTGGATTAGGAGTATCTTTGAGTGCATTTTTCTCATACTCCGCTATCGCATTGGCTTTCATGTCGGAAATAATCTTGCCAAGTGATGTTGTGTCAAAAGAACCATCCTCTTTTACTACTGTCTTTGCCTGTTCTGCAGTAATTCCAAAATCAGACATAGCCTTCTCACGCAAGTCTCTGACAGCGTTATCTTTCTGTAGCTTGGCTATCTGCTGATTGGCTGTCTCTAAGGCTTTATTCGCCTTTTCAAGCTCCGTCATGTTGCCATTCTGTAGCTCATCAAGCTGTGTCTGTAGCTCATCAGCTTTGTCAGCTTTAGCCTTGTACTGATTGGTTTTCTCTTTCTCTCTTGCCATTGCCTCATTGCTCTTGTTAAGCAGATTTGTTATCTGCTCATCCGTTGCGTCCGGGAAAAGCTTCAAAACATCATTTCTTGTCATTTCAATTACCTCCGTAACTCACGCTTTTGTTATCGCGGGTCGCTCCCGCCGAGTTTTTCTGTTGTTTAACGCACAACTGCAAATTTTGTATAATAAAAAGCAACCTATAAGTTTTCCTTACAAGTTGCTCATTATTTGTAATATTTAAGACTGCATCTACACCCTGCGATTTCTTTTACCTGTGCCCCTAAAGAATGGTCTTTGGGAAACATCATAAGTGAATTTCCAACCTCAAACGGCTCAAAAATATCAATCCTCTTTCTGTCAGCATCTGCATGTGTAGGTCTGACATGTGAATCTTCTTTTGAGCGCCACTCTTTTGTTTTGTAGCCCTGTTTCACCATTTCAGTTTGCAATCTGTAATTGCCGACTGCATTAGCTTCATTCGCAGCTACATTTTTTGCTCGCTTCTGTGAAGTAAAATACTCTACCTCAGTATTTTGTGTGGTAGCATCAACTACTTCATTCACAATGTACCGGGCATAATCCGTAATATATGAGGGTGTTCTCTTTGCTTTGCAGTACTGCGTGGCAATGCTCTCATATCTGATAATAAATTCTTTGGTGATAGTTGTTATCTCTGTTTCTTCCTTGCCGGATAACAAGGCGAATAGCATAGCAAAGATTTTTTCAAACTTTTCAGCAAGTTTTTTTCTATCTTCCTTTTCCTCGTCCGTCAAATCCATCTCACCAAAATATGTGTCGTAATCTATGTCTTGTATTTCATTTTTGTTAAGTGCGTGGATTTCGTCTGCCATATCAAGCTCCAAAATAAATTGACAGCCAATTATTCATCGGCTGTCTTTCCATTGTTCTTATCATCGTTATTATTGTTAGGTGTGGCTGTTGTCGGCTGTTCTTCCGGGAATAACATTTCCATGCGCTTAGCACTTTCAAGAGTGACTTGTTCAGGGTCACTAAACATGTCAATCGTCTTGACGGCTCTCTTGTAATTGATACCGCACCTAAGTAATATTTCAAGCACCTCTGCCTTAACAAGCATGTTGTCTAGCTTATTATGATTAATGTGTATCTCAACATCGCTAGGCATGAGCGTAAAGCCCTTATTAATTCTCAGCCTGTTAAGAATAAGCCTAAGTGCCATTCTCTCTGATTTCTTAAGGATAGGCTCATTAATAGCCGTCCTAAGTCCGGCGTCGTAATGTCCGTTTCGTAGTTCTACGGCTGAGCCGGTATCACCGCCCGTGTTGCCCTGACGATTTGCAAGGCCTTGAATACTTAAAAATCTTTCAAAAAGGTCGGTAAAGACTACCTGTCCCTCTGTCTGATTAAGTTCGCTCGTCATTACATCAACATCAGCCTTGTTGTCTGAACCATTGTTAGATTTAACTACCAATGCTCCCTCTTGTCGCATTTTTCTAAATGTGTCTATATCAATCTCGCAATTAACGAATTTCACCCATGCAGACACAAACTGCTCGACACCATTAATTCTGTCCGATGTGAGCACGTTAATAGCGTCTGTGATTGCAATAGTCATTTCAATGTCAGATAATCGCCTTGCATTGTTTGGATATTCAATCACCGGAATTGCTCTGTTGCCGTTTATTCCGCTATCGTAAATCTTGCCGTTGCGAATATCAAACCACTCATTATCAGTGAACACATAATATATGTCCGCTCCGTTCTCGTCCTCTCCGATTTGACAAGAGAATGCTGGACGTCCGTTCGGGTAGTATGCTACAAACGTATACATTGGATTTTCAGACGATAAAAAAAAGTCGCTCTCATCAAGCAACTGTCCTTGTCCATCATCATTACCGATGAATCTGTAGCCGGTACCGCATATACTTCTCCAACGATGTATGTCTATATCGCACTCCTGTTTGCTTTCCGAGTCCATTGTAATGTTAAGCTGTGTGATTTCTTCCGACTTATGGTTATCAGTGCCACGTAGCACATATTGGATTGGCTCGGCACACATCTCTGCGGTTTTGCGCTCAACAAGCTCATACGCAAGATTTACAGCAATCTTGTTATTGATTTCCGGTCGGTTCACTTTCTGTCGATACAAAATCGGTTGGTCGCCACGATAGTATCTGTCAAGATACTCAATCTCAATAGCGTTTTGCTCGTGAATCACAAGTGCTTTATTCAGTTCTTCGATTATGTTGTTTTTTGTGATTTGCCTTTTCCTCGTGAAAATAACCTGTCTGCCGTAATTATTTTGGCAGACGGCCGAAAAAGGTCTTACGTTTTTATGCGCATATCTATACATCAATAAAACCTCATGCCACTTGCAGAAGTTCTCTGTGGAACCTCTTTTATCTGAAATTCTTGTGTGCCGGCCCAAAACCATATCCATTTACGGCAGTGCGTACACATTACTTTGTGGTGCTTCTTATCGTTTTTATTTACCCACGTTAATAGCTTTCCGCAACGAGGGCACATTATACTTCGTTTTCCTGTTGGTACAATATTATGATTATCCATGTTGTCCTCGTTTCACTAAAAATGGCACCCACAATCTGTGAGTGCCATTTCTAAAAGAGATTTTCGCAATGAACGAATTACATTTTTTTCATCTTACACATTATCACATCCTAGGCGAACCGAACGAACAAACTTACATTTTCTTAAAAAATCTTTCAAACTCCATTCTTACACTATCTGCTGTGGCTTTACCGCCAAGCGCATATGCCGTCTGTAGCCATGATTTATTTTCCAAAAATCTAAAATTAATTATTCTTCTCATTCTGCTATCATCAAGGCTTGCTATAAATTCCTCTACATCGTTTGTTTTTTCAAGCAAATCATCTTGTAAAAGCTGTAATGTAGTCATTCTTGAGTACAATAATGTACGCTTGCGTCCGTATTCAGGGTATGGTACCCCCTCGATTTTGAAGTGCTGTGTGCCACCCATGCCCCCTGACACAGTGTCAATCACGCTTTCTCCACTTTCTATCTTTTCAAGGTCATCTTGCAATTTAGCGATTTTCTTTCTAACCTCTTTGATTTCCTCTTGTAAGTCTGAATACTGTGATAAAACTTCCTTTGTCATTAATAAAGCCCTCCTCTGAACGGATTGTGTACTGCTTCAACCTTTGCTATCCGCTTTTCCCTAAAAATCATATCGCACAACTGCGCAGTAGAATCCACACCATCATCATGTTTCATTTTGCCCTCATATGTGCAAGAAAGAACGTTTTGAAAATATTTCTTGTATTCCTTAGTCTGTCTTTCAAGCTTTATGAAATGCAGTTTTCTTATATCCGGCGCATGATTTTTAATTCTGTCCATTTTTGCAGTTTTGTTATCTGCCGGGTCATGGCTTGTCAATATCGGGTAGCAATCTTTCTTCCATACTTTCTCGCACTCCAAACGATAGGCAGATGTTGTTTTTGTTTCCTCAAAATGTACCTCTGCTGTTTTATTCGGGAATTTATCTAAGTGGCTTTCCATTCTACTTGTTACTTCGGGAATTGTTATATCCTTATCGCCATCGTTATACACAACATCCACGATATAGTATTCCTTTTCAATCTCATAGCAAATCGGCATTGATACAAAGTCTCCACCACCATATGCTGGGTCGTTTGCCGAAAAAATTCTATCAGGTCTTATGCCCTCAATTTCTGCCGGGTCAAAAAAGTTCATGTTATCAATATTGAACATCTGGCCTTTTCTTTCTATCGGCTCTTGCTGATATTGGGCGAACCATGAAGCCATATCGTCATTATCTTCAAATGAAGCCATTCTGCGCTTATAATCTAATGTGGAATATCCTAATTTATAGGGATAATCAAAATTGCTCTCATTGTTTTCATTGAGTGCCGGAATTATAACCTCTCTATGACGTATGTTTTTATATTCAGGATTATTTGCAAGCAATTCTAATCTGCGTCCTTGAACATCTTTCGGTGCCCATCTAGTGCCTATTCCTAACAGCTTTGCTTTGCCAGGCTTAATTCTCGGCATAAAGTTATTATCAAACTTTCCCCAAACTGTAGCCTGTCTATCCTCGCTTAACGCTTCATCAATACCACTAAATAAATCGTCATATACTCCTAAGCCGTCACAGTCACACGCTCCGTTCAGTGTTCCGTATATAGAGCGCATGGTAAATGTTGGGTATGTCTTTTTGCGCAAGAAGTCTATCGTAAGGTCTTTTCCGTCTGTGATAGCTTTTTTCTCTACAATTTTAGGGTAAATATCTTTGTAGGTGTACGTTGGGTCATTTACCATTTCTAACGTTCCATCGTAAAATCCTCCGGTTATCTTGTCAGAATATGCCGAATATAGATTTGACCTCTCAGGTCTGTTTGAGCCAAACCACAAATTACCCATTTTAACGATTTGAGTCTTTCCGATACGTCCAGGGCAGAATACCATGCCCTCATCGAGCTTGTCATCGTACAAATCTTGAATGAGCTGTGCGACTTTGCTTAATGGATTTCTTCTCGGCAAATAAAATCTTTCCCATGGTGGACGATTTTTTTCCATGTAAATCATAAAGCTCTCAAACTTATAGTGAGCTTCCATCAGGAATAAATCAAAATAGTGATTAACTAAGTCATATGGTGTAGTCTCATGCTTGAAATGGTAATAATCCAAATCCCAAATCGTACCACCTGTTTTAACCACGCAGAAGTCCTCTATAAGCTCTTTTGCCCTCTTAGTGAGTTGCAGTCCATACTCAATATCTTTCTCGCCGTTTATGGCTACACTACAAGCGTCTACATAGGCATTAATTACTTGCTCGTCTTTTCCGTTTCTCTCTATGTAATTTTCGTAACTATCAACTGTGGAAATAAGGCTCTGACTAGCCATAAGAAAAGCACCTCCACTTTTAAAAAGCAAAGGTGCTTATAGACCTCTGCCTATAATTTTTCTAGGGTAGCGACTAACTCTATTTGTTAGCCGGTAAAATTTTGTTAGAGTAGTACGTCATGGACAACCGGATGTAATTTCCGCATAAGTGCATTATAATCATCAATTACATAGTTTGCCGAAACTATGTATGTTTTAATGCCATATCTTTGTGCTGTATCTCTTTCAATACAACAGCCGTTCCAACCATATGCTTCATCAATTCCAATGAATACATCAGCCTGTGCCAGCTTCTTAAGGCTTTCACCTAAATACCATACGGCTTCTTTGCTGTCTTTAGGTGGATTGTCCTCAATGTAGCTGTCGATAAGCTCTAATTCCTCGCCCTCGTATATTTCAGCAATCTTTTTCATTTTCTGAATACTTGCTTTGATTTCTTCCTCTGTTCTGCCTTTCATCGGCACGCTTACAAATAATTTTTTCATGTTCTCCGTCTCCTTTTCTATGTTTTATCAACCTTTATCTTTCTAAGGTCAGCAACTACAATTAGTCCGTAGTCGGTAAAATGCGTAGTCAGTAGTAAAAGCTATTCTTAGCACACCAATATTGTACGCACCTCTTAGTGTTTTGGAAATTATTTAAAGACTATTTTCTTGGTCTTGTTTTAGGATAATGGCTAACCCTTTTGTTAGCCGGTAATTGTATTTACATTCTAGGGAAATAATAAAATTTCCATCCGTTTTTTATCTTTTGTTCTCTACACCAAGGCAAATACTCATTAAGTTTTCTATTAAAATCCATATTTGCACTGTATTCATCCCAAGCCTTTTGATTTATTTTGAGCCTTTTTCCTGTTATGATATGGTCAATTAGAAAATATGCACCCAAGAATAAAAATGTGGCTCCTGCTATCGCAAACATTGCTATTATTTGCATTTTCATTTCTATTTACTCCTTAAAACAATCTCTCAACGCTTGCCTGTCTGCCTCGTTATCTGCCTCAATAACAGGTTCATCTTCTAAAGTGGAACAATCTATAGGCTCACCATTTCTACCGCCTATTTCGCGCGATTGTGCTTCTCTAAGTGCTTCACGCTCTATTGATTTAATTACTTCTGCCATGCTCATTATAATAAACCTTAAATCCTTTCATCGCATAATCAGAAACAGCCTTTTTCAGCTCCTCATTGGTGGAATAGGTCTCTTTCAGAAGAATAGCCATGCCTTTTTTGCTGACTGCATAAATTCCAAATGGAACCTGTTTACTCGCAACATGTAAAACAGCTTTTAATTGTTCTGCCTTCATTTCATATACGCTATTTCCGACTGTCAGTTTCATTTCTCATAAACCCCCAAAAATCTTCCATGCACTCATTGCATAAATCGTAGGTTGTACTCAATACGCCATTTCTCGTGATTGAGTTCACACCCAACAGTCCTACTTTTATCTCTTTTCCGCGCCCTCTCTTGTGTGCATAAGGATTTCTTTAAGTTTTTCATTTTCTGTGTTGCTGTATTTATCTTTGCTATACGCTTCTGAAAAACAATAATATTTGCAATATCCATAGCCCACACCAAGCATATTCCCATGAACACTCTTTCCGACAATATCGTAATATTTTGGCACTTTTAAAATATTGTGTTTTTCATCTAGGGCACATTCCTTTTGCTCTGCTTTTAGCTTTGATTGAAGATATTTCAAAACACTTTGTATATCCTGTTCTGATTTTGAAATATATAAAATAGTCTCTTTCATTCTTCCACCAACTTTCTAAGCACCATACATAAACAAATTTCCAAAATGGGAATCATCTAGTGCTTTTTCCAATTCGTCTTTGTACCTAAATGGGCTTAAAGGGCTTTTTATTTCTTCCCTCAATATAGGTGACATATTGTCTATCAAAATGCTTTGTGTAGCACTTGCAAGATTTTGTGGTGGAAAATCCGCTAAAGCGCATAACTCCATTCTTTTATGGTCGCATTTTTCAGATTTAGGGCAACTTTTACATTTTTCTGCTAATTTGCTTAAAGGTTCCGCCATTATTCCACCAACTTTCTGCCGCAGATAGGACAATAATTGATTGCTATTTGATTTTTATGTTTTTTGCCTGTGTCTCTATCAATAGCAACGACTGCATCTGCTGTAAGGCATATGATACTGCCATCGTCATTTAGTATTATGTCTCTTTTTCCGTTTTTGCAAAATTCACACATACTTAGTCCTCTCTCAATTTTTCACCACACATAGGACAGTAATTAATCTTTACAGATTTAGTCATGCCTAAAGGCTTTATATTCTTGTTGTCAAGGCAAGCAAATATATTTAGTGTGCTGTCCTCAATGTCAACATATGCCTGTATTCCGGTATAGTAGCCCTCATTGTATTTGCTTTCTTTTCTTTCAGACAGTTCTTTTACCTCAAACGCTAAATTATGTTCATTAAATTTCTTTTCACAAAATTCACACATGCTTCTCACCCTTCCTTTGCCTTAAACAGTGTGTCAGGAAATGGAATACCTAAAAAGTGCATATTTGCGTACTTTCTAAATGTCGGCACGCTCATGCCGGCAATCTTTGCAGCTTGCGCCTGTGAACATCTGCCATATGCGTATTCCATCAATCCCTCTCGGAATGAGTCAATATTTCGTGTCTTAACTCCCTTTGCCATGTTTATACCTCCGCTTTTTGCTTTTCAATTTGATGTTTGTGTTCTACCATCTTTCTGTGCATTTTATACTTCATATTTTCACAGCCGATTTCTCTTAGCTCTGTTGTAAAATTATTAAAGTCACTGTCATTTTTGATGTATGCATTGACATATCTATCTATTTGCGGTCTTGTCATAATTACGCCATTTTCAGTAAATACTTTTCTGATATAGTTGGTATAATAGCAATAACCTTTGACTTTTTCGCGATATAATCCCCAAAAATAATCTGCATTTTCCTTTGTTTCAAACTTTGCTCTAATCTCATTGTTTGAAATATGGCTGTAGCAATGTCTGCATAATGTAATTAAATTACTTTCTCTATCATCCCCACACAATGAAGCTGTTCTTATGTGTGCCATCACCAATGTCCAATATTCTCTACTACTTTTTCCACAATATTGGCAAGTGTAATTGTCTCTCTCAAAAATCTTAGTTTGTAAATCTTTATATGAACTCATAGTGAATACCCCCTACCATTCTTTGCTTTCACACCAACTGCTCTTACAAACATGGTTCATAATGTTGGTTAAAACTTTTTCAGAAGAAAAATGTGTCAAACTGTAATCGCATTGTGTTGAAAACTTTGTATTGAAATATTCATCAACTAACATCTTGTAATCTGTATTATCTTTCATGTTGCTTATCGTTGAGTAATAATTGTCCGTATATCCGTCACGCTCTATTTCAGTTTCTTTCGTCAAGCTGTCTACCACTCTTGATAAAACCTTGTCTGTTAACGGATAGTGATATTCTCCGGTACATTCTCCGTGTTTATCTAAAAAGTATTTAAAGAATGCTTCTGTATTTTCTTTGAGCGTTTCATCGTTAGTCCAATCATAAGCTATCTTACCAGCTCTACTTATCATTCTTTCCTCGGCAACTTCCCAATCGCTTTGAGAATATTCGCTTATCGGCTTAAACTCTTTCGCTTTTTTATCTTTGGGTAAAAAAGAATTACACTGTTCTCTGTTAAGAGAATTACTTTTAGTATTTAATTTATTAGTATTTTGTATATTAATATTTAATTCATCAGTACTTAATCTATCAGTACTTAATTGTCCGTGGATTTCTACCTGTTGACGTTCAACCCCTAGATTTTCTGTGTCTTGTTTTTCTACACTCTGTTTACGTGGTTCTTCGTAAACCTCATAGGTGTACTTTATTCTTCCACCATTGCTTTTTGTTGGGTTCTCTTTAGTAACCACAACATAATTATTATCCTTTAATTCATTTAAAGCCGATTTAACGGCTGTTTCATTCTCTTTGCATATTGCAACTAACCCAGCTATTGAATAATCCCAATTATCGGGCAATGAAAGCATTACAGACAATAATCCTTTTGCTTTTAAGCTCAACTTTTTGTCCCTTAAATGAGTATTACTCATAACTGTGTAATTTTTTGTTTTATGCACTCTAATTGTTGCCATAATCGAATACCTCCGCTTGATATTATTTATGTATGCCTGTGATACACACTCCGCTTGATTGATAAAACAACAAACAGGCACAGCGGAAGTGCTTTTCGCTTCGTCAAGCTAGTTTGTTGTAATCGGATAGACAGGACTCGAACCTGTGACTCCCTCCGCTACCATTACCGCAGTGGGTTTCTCCCAACTGAACTACTATCCGAAAAGGCAAAATACACTCCATCAAAAGGCTCATCAAAACACATTACAGAATTTTGAAGTGTCTCACCCCATTGCTTTCAGTCGCGCGTACCTACTAGCAACTTGTTTTTGTGTGTTTTATTTTTACTTCGTCTTACTGTACCGTGCTAACACGTACAGGCCCGTCTTACTCCACTGCTTTAATTTAAAAACATGTCAGCGTTACGCAACCGCTATTCAAGATATAACAGCTCGCACTAAACCGACATATGATTGATGTGGTGTGGATTTGAACCACACATGAAAGACTTATATCTTCTTAATGTCCCTGAAGAATGCTTTCTCGGTATCATATTGCTATGATAGACATTTCCTAGCGTTTACCCATTTCGCCACACATCACCAATCGGCAAGGTTGGGAATCGAACCCACGACAAATCAGCTAATAGCCGACTGCTCTACCACTGAGCTACATGCCAACAATGAGGGTGAAGTCTAAGGAGTGGCAACACCCTCCGGAGATATAAATTTGTATGTGCTGTAGGAAGAAAAGAATTAACGAAACCTACAGCAAAGGGCATGTGAGGAATTGCACCTCACCTAAGACTCACTGATTTGAGTTGCCCTAGTTTAACAATTAATTAAAGGGGGTATATATGTCTACTCTGCCTATTACAGATGCCTTTACGACAGGTTGACTTTCACGCTCATGTATTGTGGGATTATACACGATTAAACCCTCACGAGCCTTGTGACGGCTCTTAACAGCTTTCCACTATGAGGGCGAAAGGAACTACTAAGTCCAATGTCGGGGAACCAAGTAAAACCCCGAACAGGGCATGTTGGATTCGAACCAACGAAATGCGGGAATCAAACTCTCGTGCCTTGCCACTTGGCGAATGCCCTATATCTACTGCCACATGAATGCTATGGCGAGTATCTGACCGAACATTACCGCAATGCCAAGAAATCTTGTACTGACTGTCACTTTTTCGTTTAATGTGGCGTTTGCCATTCCAAACGCGATTAATGCCAGCCATACTGTTGTCGCAATTTTTAATACAAACATGATTTACACCTCAAAATCTAATTATCCTTAAAGCCCTCTATCAGCGACTCGGTTATGGTAGCCAAGACTAGAAACACTGCCGAGATAAGCAATCCGTGTTCGTCAGATAAGAGTACCGCACGAATTGTGCAAAGCATCATCAGCCACAGGAAAACATTTTTAATCAACACCGGAAGTTCCTTATCCACGAATTTTCCAAACACTTTCCATCTGCGCCTAGACTTAAGCTCGTGAGCCTTAATTGTGTACCATATAGCTTTTTGTACATCCTGTGTGAGACTGTCTTTATGCCCGGCACGATATTCATACTTGTATGCAGTAATCTCACACCATTTAGCCACATCCTTAAGTCCGTAAATGTCAATCATTTCATCAATGCACTCTTTACGATTAGGCAAATTATAGTGACTAGGGTGATTTACCATATCGGAATTAATTTTGTTAGACTCAAATCCTGTTAATTTCATCTCCGTTAGCTCCTTTACTGTTATATATAATATATAACTAATATTTAATCATAGTTGTATGTATATATATTATTATTGTGTATGTTGTTTAATTAATATATAACTTATGTTATAATAATAAATACTGCTTGGTGCGGTTAAGGTAGAGGTAAAGGCCTTTTTGTTTTGGCGGATATTTTGGGGGCTAAGTGGGGCAGTTTTTCGCTTTTCATATACACCCCCAGGGCACCCAATGCGCACTCCGTTCAGTTCTCAACATCAAGCATTTTAAATTGTATCTATTGCATATACAATTCATCTATACTCTTTAAACTCTTCGCTAAACAACTGTTTTGTGAATAGTTGTAATAATTCGATAACCCTCAAAGCCTTATAAATCAAGGGTTTAGAATTGTATCAGTTGTATATACAATTACTTGGCATTATCAACCATGTTATTGTTTGGTAATGCTTTAATAGTCTGACTATTTACACCGCCTAACTGTGGCAATTCATTAGCGCTTAATGCTCCCGCCTGCTGTCTGCTGTCGCTTGTGTATGGTGATGCCCAGCCATAACGCCTGTTGAGTATTGCAATAACTCCAACTGGGTTCTTTGCCCCGGTCACGAGCTTATTAGATAAACTCTCCTCCTGATATTTTCTCAGTTTTTCTAAAATCTCCGATGCTATCGGGCTTAGCGTATTCTTCCCCCAATCATAAATAGTACTATCAGGGATACCAGTTAATGAACTAAAACCCAATATACTAACCTCTTTATCATACTTCATACACATATCATAGATATATATATCTAATACATACATTACCAATTCAAAATTATAACTGTTAAAGTTACTCTCTTTATACATACCATTATCTAATTTATAATTCTCTTTAGACTTAAAGTAATTAATATCAAATAACTTCTTTTGGATATAATATAAAGCACTATTCCACACGCTTTGAGACTCTTTTTTTATATCCTCAATCTTATTTCTTTCACAAAATTCATTTAAATAAAATAATAAATCATTTTCATAAATTTCAATGTCTGACATGTAACGCATCCCCCAAAAAGCCAAAATAAAAAGCCCGCACCACCTGGAATAATTCCAAGTGACACAGGCTAACCGGCATCTGCTTATTAATTTAATTAAAATAATAATAATCAAATATACTTATTTTGTCAATATATAGAGCTATTTAATATATAACAATAACTGCATTGATTAATATATACCACATCACACACATATATATTTATATTATATAAAAATAAAAAAGCCGGTCATAAAAACCGACTTTAAATTTTAAAATGGGCACTCGTTGTTATTGTTTTCCAGCTCATCCAACTTGTCCAATACTAATTGGTTTACAAAGCCATTAATTGTAAGCCCTTGCGCCTGTATTCGGTCTTTTGTGCCCTTTGGCAGCATAACGCTTATTCTGTCATAGTTCTCTTTTGCTTTTTCATTCTGTCTCTTTACTCTACTTTTATAGTTTTCAATCATTTTCTTTTCATCCATTTTTTACACCTCATTATGTAAATTAATAATATCAATAATCACTAACAATAATACTATAAATAATATTGCTATACATAAATATATAACAATTAAATTACTATGTCAATATTAATTACATGTATTATTGCAATTATTGTTTTATTACTTATTATATATAATTTTGAAATTATGAATATAAATATTATTCTAATTAGTAGTATAAATATTTTTGCAATATTTTTGCAATTATGTATTGACATTACTAATATAATATGATAATGTATAGTCAAGTCGAAAGACAAGGGACAAAATAAAAAAGCTCATCGCGCAGCCGGTCAAAGTTACACGATGAGCACCAAACAAAATAATATGAAAGGCGCGTATATTATAACATACGTGTAAAAAGGTGTAAACCATGAGAAAATTAAATTGTAAAGAAGTAAATGAGGCATTAAAAAAGGAAATTATGGACAGTTACGAAAGCGCAAAGGAATATTTTGCATTTGACGGCGCAGAGATGAAGACAGAATACAACGACATCTGCAAGGATATTTTAGAAGCTTTCAAGCGTGAAAAACTTGACAATGATTTGAGATATGAGGCCGGCAAAATGAGCCGTCAAGACTTGTTTATTGATTGGATGCAAGGTCTCCCGACAGCGTTCCCGGTTGCTGATGATATTTTTTTAGGTTTTGCAACTGAATGGTTAGGAAATATCCTAAATGAGACAGAGGCGGAAAAGCAGAAATATAACGATAGCAAGGCGGAGCGCACTTCTTGCTTGATATTATACAGAGAACTAAACAAGCACGCGCAAAAAGCAAATTAGAGGGGGCGCAACTATGAGAGATTTTATCGAACTTTTAAAGGCTTTTGGGCTTTTCGCGTCATGCCTTGTAATTGGGTATGGTGGTTTGTTTTTATTTTTTTACTAATATGCAATTTGCATAGGGTTCAATTATATTAATTTTTGACAAATATTTGTTGCATACCCTTGGCACTGTGACAATAATTTGTTAAAGTAAGATTATAACAATTTTATACGGAGGTAGAAAGATGAAATTTACAGGATTAACAATTCAAGAGAAAAAAGCAATTAAGGAGGCCTTGGAGCTAATAGGCTATTATGACGTATCGGAGAACGAGAACAGCATACAAGAGTGGCTTGACGATGACACTATTAGTATCTGCACTTGTAGAAGTGGACGAGATGCCGTGTGGATTATTACAGAGTCGCACGAGTCAGCAGTTTATATTGATACCTTAGAGCCTTTAAGCCAAGAAGAAATTACAAAAGAATTTCTTTAAAAGGGGGAAAAATGCAAAAAGTTAAAAAAGCAGCCGCACAGCTAGACAGCCGGGCGGCTATCTCTGTATTGAATAATTTAAAAAATAATCAAATTGTAGTTGAAAACTACAATATTTTCTGTGAGCTTTACGAAAAAGCAATTCTTTGCAAAGACTATAGTCTTGCGCCGCTCTTCTCTGATGGCTCGCTCATTGTAAAACAGAAAATTAATGATGATTGTATTGACCTTATAATTAATTTTTCTGCGAATTTTACCGAAAAAGGCTCTATTTTGGCAAATTTAGAATGCTTAAGGCTAGATTTTTTTGCACAAAATGGATTCAATGAAGACGACACAGCGCCGACAATTAAGGCGATTGAAAATAGACAACAGCAATTTAAATATATTGGTAAAATAAAAATCGAATATAGTCTGGAATTAGATAATATCATAGAATGGGAAAATTCTTTGACTAGTGTTTTAGTGCGTCGCGGATATGCGAACCCAATTGAATACCTAAATGCACAAAGTGACGTTGAAGAGATTCGCGCGAACCTAAAGGCTTGTATTGATTTATTTAAAGGGGTATTGATTTGCGCGGATTATCTGCTTAAGCACCCGGAAGAGAAGCACAAAGAAAGACACGCAAGAAGTCACAGCGGAAACAATCCAAGTAGCAAAAGCGTTCAAAAGCAAGCTGATAGTGTCCAAGTTATTTCCTTAAATTCTTTAAGATTTAAAACAGTGAATAAAAAAGTAGCAAATATGCTAAAAAGTAAGAAAGTCCACCGAATGGCAGAAAGTTGGAGCGTCCGGGGACATTACAGGCATTATAAGAGTGGAAAAGTAATTTTTATTGAAAGTTTTGAAAAAGGTAAAAACCGCAAACAAGCATCACAGAAAAAAACAAAATATAAGCTTTAGAATAGAAAAGAGGGCTGACGGATGAGCAACGAATTTAAAAGCCTTGATGCTGTAGAAATGGAAATTAGAGCACGTTACAATGGAAAATACAAGAGCGCGCCGGAATATCAGGCAAGCGAGCGTGCCACGCGTAAAGCAATAACAGACATTTTTAGAGCTGTCGCAGAGTCTGGCGCGTGTGACGATGTTCTAACACTCATAAGTGGCAAGGAATACCGCCGGACGGCTTTCTCCAATTATCTACAGCATAAAAACTATATAAGCCCAATAATTAAGGCTTGTTATAGATAGGGGGGTGTATTGTGCCTAATTATGAGTATTTAGGGAAAAAAGAAATATATAAGCGAGTCAAGGCGCTAGGCTATGACATGCCAAAAATAAGCGATTTTAGCTATATCAAATACGATTGCATAGAATGGATGGAGTCACACGAGTTAAAAATTACGGTACAAAGGGGCGGCGAATGGCTGCAAGTCGTAGAAAAACGCGCGCACGTTCACCCGGTCACATTGTTTTGTGACTATCAAGCCGGAAAATATATTACTTGTTATCATTAGGGATATTCTGTATCCCTTTTTGTTGTGCCAAAAATCAAGCGCGCAGCCGTTGGAGCTGTCACGAGTTATTCGGCTGTGCGTCCGGGCATATGTACATTGACAAATTAGCAAAAATATTCTATGATTTTATGATATATACATTTTAAAGCCGTGTATTTGACGATTTAAGGACTTTTAAACGTGTTTGCGTGGATTTTATCAAGTGCGCTATAATAAGCCACAAAACAAGCCGTTTACAATGCCTAAAAATATAATTATAGCATTGCAAACCGTCAAGCCGTGGCAAGTTGTGCCGGGTGTGACATGCTACGAGCCGAGCGCACCAACTCATGGAAAATGTTTGAATTTTCAGAAAACTTCACTCAATTAAAGTGTAGTGTGAGTTCTTTGCAAGTTCTCGACAAGTTTTTGTAAAATTTTGCGAACGGATTTTTGAAATCAAAAAAGTCAAATGTAGGGGGGTACTTCTCGAATCCTAAAATTTTTGGGGCTTTGAATTTTGAATCGCCAAAAAATAAATGCTCTTGGCACTGTAGTCACTCTCTTCTAGTTTTTCAATCAATTTCTGCCGTGTCATTTCCGGATTGGTCCGGTGTATGTATTCTAATAGTCTGTCTATTTTATCCATATTTTTGCTCCAATAAATCAAATATTCTGTCAGCCGTGTATACAATATTCCGTCCGTACAAGCTCATAAAGTCTGCGATTATTTCCTCTGTTTCCATGTCAATGTCACAGCCGTATGAGAATGAGTACACATGCACTAACTCATGGCATAGTATTTTGTCAGCCATGTAATCAGACACATTATCAGCTATCGTTACTGTCTTGGTTGTATTATCGGTCACTCCTAGGCTTATTGTGCCGTCAGACCGCCTTAATTCGCTTGATGTGGGCTTTTTAAATTGTATGTGCCACAATGTACCATTAACTTTTATATCCATGCTTATGCCCTCTAAAAACGGCTATGAGCATTACTACCCATAGCCTTAATAATTACAGTTTTGACGCAAGATTGCTCATTTTGGTGCGCAAAAGGTTGCGTTCATCAGGTGTCATGTCATTTAAAAGCTCCGATATATCTCCGCTTAATTCACGGATATACATGTCAAGGGCTTTCATTTTATGCTCTTTGTCCTCTGTTGAAGCTCCTTTGTGCATTTCTTTTGTCTCGGTATAATGTCTCTTTGCCCTGTCATAATTGCTTTCACTCACATGTGGTGCAATCGGTTCAGAGTAGTACATCTTACCTCGGCTCTTATCCATGTCACGCATATACTCCATGTCGTTGTAGTTTACCGGCATGTGATAATATGGCGGTTCTTCATATCCTCTGCGTGTTCCACGACCTTTAGGGGCAAATCTGCCATTTGCATAGCGATATTGGTCATAATATCTTCTGCCACTTTCTTCGCCATATTCTGCCTTAAGACTTCTTAGGAGTTCTTTGTCGTACTCTTCTTCCTCTTCATCAGCCTTTTTCATAGCCTTGGAAATTATTGAATGATACTCAGCTTCTGCAAGGTCTTTTATCATATCTACGACCTGCCCCATCTCGGAAGTGTCAACATTCTCAACGCCCTTTTCAAGCTCGTTGACAGCTTTCTCTGTAAGACACTCCTGCATTTTGTGTATTCTTTCAACGTGCATACTCTCGCCCCCTAACCAATTCGATTTACTGTGATGTTAGCATTTGCAACACTGATAGCCTGTGCAGATGTATTCTTGACAGAAATTGCCTGACAGCATCCGCAAGGAAGCCATACATCTGTTGCCATAGACACATTGTTAAATGCTTCAACTGCTGTTGGTGTAGAGATTGCCAGTGTAGATAAGTCCGGCTCGCCCTCGACAGCAATAGCTAATGAAATTGCTCCTGCGGTTCCGCCTGTAGGAACTGCAATATTTCCGTTAAATTCTACTCTGTACTTTGCTTTGCAAGTGTTGGTAGCGCCTTTAAGGTTAATTAATCCGCTTCCTGTTCTGTGTGAAATATATCCTTTATTGCATACAGATGTTGGCGCATCTGTAAATAATACATTCCCATTTACTGCAACTGTCTGTGTTGCAATGCTTGAAAATTCAGCCATTTTTATTACCTCTCTTTCATAAAATAAAAAACCACCAACCGATATTAGTTGATGGTTTCTAAATTTGATTATGCACAATAACTCATAGCATATTTCTTGACGATATTTTCAAAAATAGCTTTAAGTTGTGGTTTTTCAAAGATAATAGCAATTTTTGTTGTCTCATTCTTAATTGCTGTTTTGGTATTGCCCGCTTTCTCCATGCGCTTTTTCTTATTGTCCTGCAATCTCTTTAAGCTACAATGTGCAGTGGTTTCCAATTCTCCGTAGAGTTGATTGTAAAGTATCTGATAGTCAATTTTGCTCTTGATTGAAATTTCACGCACCCTTGCATTGATTTCAGCTTTCCAATCTCCGATAGGCTGTGTAAATATCTCTTTCATATTGTCAACAGTCTGCTCAACTTTATTTATCTGCTCCGCCTGTCGTTTCTGTTCAAGTTGTTGCTGTGCTACTGACTGAAAGATTGTGTTGAACATTTTAAGCTCGGGTGACAATTGGGATATATCAATAGCTTTTTGCTTTACTCTTTCCTCTACAGTTGTAAAATATTCCCTTGCCTGTTCCGCTTTCTCTGAATTACCTTTAACAGATAACTTCTTGGCAAAATGAGCAGTGAGCTTGTAATCTACCGCTTTGTTACCCTCGACATCAATGTCGAACCCCCAATAATCCTCATTTTCTGTAGCAAACTCATTATCTGTAATATTAGTTTTTGCCCACCTTGAAAACTGCCCTTGTGCCAGCCCTAAAAAGTCATACAACTTTCTAGCTGTTGTCATACCCTCGCTATCAATGTTAAGTGCAACTTCAATAGGTGTTCTCATATCTATTACATTGTTAATCGCATTCATTATGCCACACCGCCTCTCTCTGCCATTAAGTGTTTCAGCAACAGTTTCTCCATATCGCCTGTCATTGTCTTTACTCCCTCCGTTGCGGTCGGATTTTCGTCTAATAACTTACCATATACAAAACAGTTCAGATAGTTTAGTGTGCTATAATCTCCTGTTTCCAATAGATTGTCTACCATATTGCAGATGTTGTCGTGTACTCCATTCAGAAAATACCAATGCTTATCTATAGACTTCTGATACACCTTTTCGGCATACTTCCTTATTTCCTCTAGCTCAATGCTCGTTGGCATACGGTCTAATATCTTGATAATGTCATCCTTGACTTTTAATGTGTCATACTCACATCTAAGGCCATCTAGCTCCCTTTTAAGCTCTGCCTTTGTCATTTCATCAATACTCTTGCGTTCTAATTCCATAATATCTTATCCTTTCAAAAAATACTTGATTTTCCGAAAGAAACTGATAGAATAGATTTATCAATTCCTTTCGGAGTTGGGTTAGAGCGTTTATCACTTGTCGAGGGTGGGTAACGCTCTATTTTTTTAATGACCTTTGGTATTCACTTTCTATACCATTTCTAACAACATCAGATTTTGTTATGTTCAAGTTCTTTGAAGCAATTTCCAACTTCTTAACCATATCATCATCAATACGAACCCGAAGCATAGTATCTTTGCTATTGTCAGATTTTGGTCTGCCTTTTGTTGGCGACATCTTCTCACCTCGTTTCTTTTTGTCGCTACAATAAATATAATACTGTCGCTACAAAAAGTCAACCCCAAAATTCAAGTTTTTTAGAAAAATCAAATCTACAAATCATCAACTAATATTCGGTTTTCAATGTGCAAAAGGGCAAACATTATAGTCTGCCCTTTATCTTCCCGACATTTGTGTCGGTAACATCAAGTAATACTGCTTAGCAGACATAATCTCGACTAACTCTCGACTAAACTTGGACTAATCCTCGACTAAAAATGGTTTTTAATCAGTTTAGATTGAGTTAACTCAATTAAGATACTCAATTATTCATTTTTGCGTAGCTGCTACTTTTAGCAGCTACTTTTAGCAGCCACAACCGGTATTGCAACCGCATCCATATGCATAACCGTAAAGGTTAGAAGCCGGGAAAGATGGAACCGGTGTAGGTCTTACTGCATCAATAATCTGATTTGTTTGTGCTGCCATTGTAGTAGTCAGAAGTGCGTTCTGTCTATCCTGTGAAGCTGCTCTTCTCAAATCGTTATTCTCTGCCTGTAAGGTTGCAATCTTGTCATTTGTCAGGAAGTCAAGAATTGCTCTTGTTCCTGCCTGCTGGCTGTCAATAATATCTCTTGTATTATTGTTCATTGTGTTCTGTAAAGCACAAGTGTTAGTTGCCATGTTGTAGTTTACACCTTGGATGGCTTCTCTTGTCTCGCAGCCAATTTTGTTATCATGTAAGCTCTTTATCTTACATTTCTATCGGTTTCCTCGATAGTTCAGACTATATCTTCACCTATACTAACCATATAGGGTCGGGCACTCGTGTTGAGTTTATTGGTATTCGTCCTCACTCATTAGTCGTTGAAGCTTCAACACTACTGTTGTCGAAATTCGTGTTGCTTGCCTGCTGATTATCATATTCACATACATATTTCATGTTTTTCCTTTTTCCGGCTATATACGGAGCTAAATATCCTTTTTTCAATCCAAGCATTTCTTCTGCTTCTTTTTTTGAATTATATCTTACTCCATTTACAATGATAGGTTTTGAATGCAATTCGCTATTTTTACTTGGCACAAAATAATGATTAGTTTTGTCATCTGCATATCTGCATACGCATCCTTTGGGGGAAAATCCTTTTTTCGCCCAGTTTGTTATTGTAGAAGTTGAGACTTTTATTTTTTTTGCTAAATCAACGGCAGATTCGTATATTTCATCATTGTAAATAATTTCCTTACAACTTCCTTTATTATACCTTCCACCTTTGAACTCAACTTGTTTTGAATCTTCGTATCTACATATATCAAAATTACTACTAATCCCTTTTTCACACCATTTTTTTATAGTGTCATATGAAACGCCAAAATGTTCTTGAGCTGATTTTATAGAATTAAATTTATCCTCACCAATAATCACGCCTCTGCTTTTCTTTAGAGATACTCTTTCAGAAGTTTTTTTATCTTTCATTGGATTGTTTAAAATCATTCTTTTTCTCTGCTCTTTTGATTTCATTACATTATTTTTTGAATACTGTTCTCGTTTTTCATCTGTCCACCAATTCGTAACGCCACCGGCGCCACCTTTGTTTATATTGCACACGCATTGTCCGATGCACTTTAACTGAAAAACTCTTTCAAACTCATATTCAAAAGCTTCTTTTTCTGAATCAAATCGTTTCACTATCCTACTTTCACAATCATATCTTTTTATCATTTCATTAAATAATCGATTGTGTTTTCTTACCTTATAGCGATTTTTACATCCTTTTCCTACATATATTATTTCTCCTGTTTCTTTAATATACCATTCATATACATAAAACATGTTGTTCACCTCCGCAATTTATATACTAATTATACATCAGTTTTATGCGAAAGTAAATGTGAACTTAGACTTTCCAGCAATTCACCCGATTGCCAACGCATATCACTATGCGTAAGTACCTACTGCGTTTACGTTAAAAGTAAACAAATTCAAAATGGCTTTTTTGAATTTATTTAAGCACTGAGCTAACTGTGACTGTAAAGCATTGGTATTCTGCATATTAGCAACTGTATCAGCGTTTACTGCCTGCTGTATGCCATAGCCTGTCTGCATGATATTTGTGTTAATACCATTAAAGCCTGTGAGCATACTGTTGTTCATGGCATAAAAGCCGTCACAAAGTCCGTTGGAAATGCCATCTAACTTGCTGATAACTGCCTGATTGTCAAAACCTCTTTGAATTTCGCTGCCGGCACCACCATTAGTGCCACCGAAACCACCAAAGCCATTACCCCAGCCCCCGAATATCGCAAATACTACGATAAGGAACCAAAGCCATGAGCCGTCATTCCAGTTATTTCCGTTGTTTCCGTCCAAATTCGCCACGATAGGTACGCTTGGACAATTTCCTGTGTTGAACATCTGTTTTACCTCCAAAATTTATTTCATAAAGAGTTGCGCGCATTCTCTCATATGCTATATCACAAAATTGCCTCTGATTTGCTTCATTACATCATCAGGATTAATGCCTTTTTCCTTGCATAAGTTTCTTGCCATTTGCTCAATTCCCTTGCTGTTTCCACTTTGAGCCATGCTCATTGCATTCTGAATCATTGGATTTCCCATTACGCGGTTATTGCTCATTATCTGTTGCATTATTCCCATTACATTCATGCTTTTTCACCCTCCTTTTGTGTTCGTGGAGTTTTTCTTTGTGCCCCTAAAGATAATTGCTCAATTTTCTCTGATAGTTCGTTGAGCTTTGCCATAATACCCTCTGTGGCTTTCTCTGATAGGTCAAATTCAAGCTTTTCCGTGTCACCCGATAAAATGTCCGTCTTATCATTCAAAGCCGGCTTAAAAGTCAATGTGCGTATTGTTCCGTCAGCATTCCAGCTCTTGGCATATATCTCCGTTAAATCCTGTTTTGGGAAAAATGCTACACTACCATCCATTGGCACCTCGTTGGGATTAATAGTCTCAACTGCCTGTACTACTCTGCCACTTATTCCTTGTGTTGGTTCGGGCTGTTGGTATCTCTGATAGCTCGCCATTGGGTTGTACTGATATGCTCCATAATTAGGTGTATAATTCATCATTGGTTGCTGATACG